CTGAGTATCAACGACTTATGTTATTCCTTAGGCGAAGCCCTGATGTTATTCCTTTAGCGATGCTTTTGCCTAGTTCCATCTTACCTTCGACGGTCTTAAACACCTCCCAATCCTTGATGTTACTCCCGAAGAACGGCTCTAGGATGAGTGTAGGTGCTTTAAGGGTCATAAGGAATCTTCCACCACGTTGTAATAATGAGTCAACGGACTTAATACCTCTGTTGGGGTGTGTCGGAAAGAAGGCTTTGAACTGGCTAAGGATGGCCATGGCGTATTCGAAACCACGCTGTGAGGTGTGCCATCGGAGTATTTCGAATCCTCTGGCGTCTTTGTTCTCTGCTGAGTTGAAATGAAGCTCGACCACAAGGTCAGCATTTAAAGGGTCCACGGCCATCTTAAGGTTCTCCATAGCTTCCTTATAGGATGATCCGGGGTATCTATCGATGATCACAGTCTCTACAGTCTCAGGAAGGTATTGGTCGATGTAGTGAGCTAAGGTTCGGTTATAGTGCCACTCATAGATGGAGTCATCGCATGATCTAGCACCCGGATCACCGCTTCGGCTGTGTCCTACACAAATCACGACTTTACCAGAGGCAGTGTTCAGTGTGTCCTCCTCCGGCTTGTTATTCCGTTCAAGGTAGGCGTCGATGAGATCCCTAATCTTTGTTAACAATTTTATCATATCCATGTTGTTGTGGTGGTTTTTCCTGTTCTGTTATAGTAAGCATCTGCTAATCTTTCCAGCTCAATCTTAATCAAGTCCTCTTTACGATCCATCATCTTTCGGTCGGCATCCTGAGCCATCTGTTCAGTCCAGTAAGCGACACCCATAGACAAAGCATCGAGGCGGTCGTCGTGTGTTAAAGCTCCCTTTTCTCGTGTCAATCGAGACATCTGGAAGATGAGCTGATACTTAAGCTGAGTCTCTACTGGGTAGTGCTGTGCGGAGTCGTAGTCCCTTTTGATGACCACCGGGTCGATAACAAGCTTGTGCTGGTTCATCACGGGTTCGAGTGTATCGACAATCCTTCGCTCTTTCTGGATGTTATGCCTGACTTCCTCGATGGTGCACGGGTGGACTTTGTTAAGATACGGCTTAATGATCTCCACGAACATACCGTCACCAAAGTTACTTTCGACGACGATAGCGTTCACCTTGTTCTCCTTGGCCTTCATTGTTAACACCTTAAGAACCTTTTCGTCGTATCCTCCTTGCATACCGCCGGCGTCCGTAACATACAGATAACCATTCAGCATCTTTACGACTGCCCATGATGTTTCGTCCTTACCACGACCTGAAGGGTCAATCGCCAAGACGCTGCCAGTGTAAGGCACATGGTCGCCTACGATCTTCATAGGACGATAGAAGCGGTCCCCGGTGAACCCTACGTTCGGCACAGTGCTGTCCCAAGCGTTCTCAGGGTGTTGCGCCCAGACAAGCTTCTCAGGAGCCGTGTCACGGTCAAGGTCCATCACGATGAGGTCATTAAGCTTTAGGGGATACCTATCGAGGTCCGACAGCTTAGGGTCGAGCATGAACTGCATAGCGAACCCTGACTTACCGTAGGACGCTTCACGCTCTGCTAGGTCGATCTCAGTGAAGCGTGTGGGTTCTGTGGGGTAACCTACCTCGACGTCGTCAATACAAGACGCAGCGATGTTCCCTTTATAGACCTTCTCATTCTTTGCGTGAGACGTCATCTTCGCCGGCCAGATACGCATCGCATAGTCACGCTCAAGGAGTTTGTTATAGATGCTGTCCTCGCACTGAGGTGTCCCTAGGAACATGATACGACAGTCATCGTCCGGCTTAAGGATAGCCTCGAACTCTTTGACCTGCTCCGACAGCTTGTCCCGCATTGACTGCGTAGCTGAGTTATTTGGGACTTCCACGTCGTCAGCAATGATGATGTCAGCACGCGATCCTGTAAGCTGTGACGTGATACCGAGTGACTTTACAGAGGGCGCGTGGGATGCTTGGGCTGGACCTACGTCGAACGAGATCTTAGAGAAACGTTGTTTGTCTCCCGGGATCAAATGAGCGAGCACGGGCATCTCGTGAATCAACCGAAGGGTGAACGTAGAGAAGTCATCGGCACGCGTCTTGGACGCTGAGACGACAAGGATGTTCTTCTGTGGATCTAGGAGGAGTTGATGGACGACATAGGCCGAACAGATCCACGACTTACCGACTCCCCGGAACCCTTGGATAACACCTCGTCGTGGACCGTGTTGCATCCATTGAGCGATCTCGTATTGGATCGGGGTAGGCGACGGAAGAGATAGATGATTCCATGTCATCCAAAGGAAGTTACGGAAATCTTTTAACTGTTCCGGTATATCAATTTTAGTCATTATCTAACCCCACTACTTTATCGCTTGGGTCTTCAAATGGAAGTAAATTTACTAGTGATTGTAAGGGGGAATCTTGAGTTACACTTGCGGTAATTCCGTTGTCCTTTAGGAGCTGCCGCGCTGCATTTAACAAGGCTGGAGACGGATCTCCCATATTGATTTGATGTATAAAAGTATCTATCAAAAGATCCTGTAGACCTTCCATTTTTATACTTCGTGATTCATCTTTCATATCTATCTTTTTGTTAAAGTATCGTATATCTTAATTAACATATACACTAACGTTGCTAAACCTACACCAATAGCTACTATCAAATTTACTTCTTCAAGTGTGATGTTTGCGATCAATCCTAGTATTCCTACGAGTGGGGTGTGAGGTGAAGAGTTCATTGTTACGTTACGAGCTAAGGGTGCTTCCGAACACTACAAAGTCAAGACGGTCATCCGTTGATTCTGGATCGGCTGTTCTAAGCGCAAAGTAGGTCTGAGTCTTCTCGTGAACAACTACCGCATTATCTGCGGCTGCAATGTCATCACGATAACGAATAGCCATGACAACGTAATTAGTATCGCTTAAAGGTGTCGTGAAGTAGATACGTCGCTCCGAAACACCTTGATCCATGTTCGTGGCAGAGGTGTTAACATTCAAGCTACCGCTGATAATCGTAGGAGCTGTGGTGTCAAACGTGACCGAACCGTAGCATCGAGGAGAGAAAGGGCTATACTTAAGGACATCAGGAGTCACCACACCGCTTGCGCTTTTGTTCTCCATGGCCCCTTTAGTTGCGCTATCGACCTTTGCATAGGTAACACTACTGTTCGCAAGCTTTGCTGTAGTAACACCACTGTCGGTCAAGGCGTTGGTTCCTACTGCTCCCGGATCAATGTTACTTGATGAGACTGCGCCGTATGCCAGCTTGTTCTGTGTTACCGCTCCTTCTGCGATCTTAGCGTTCGTCACCGCCAAGTTCTGTAACATACCCGTGGTAACGCTTTGAGTCGCCTGTGAGGAGATCCCTGACGCGTTCTCGGATACTTCCTGACAGGCGTAAAGGGCTTGCTTGTAGGACGAATCCAGATCGCTTTCAGATAACACACCGCCATTGGTGAAGTCTACAATAGCCGCCGTCGTGGTCGATCTATAGACTCTCAAGGTGTCTACGGAGTTTGATGAGAAGATCGAAAGTGATGACCAAGCTGCTGTAGGTGTTACTGTCTGTGCGCTAAGGTCTACAGTGTAGTGAACATCTTTTGTCAGTGGGTGTCGTTCGTCGGGGTCTGGAGTGGAGTTAATACCTACGACTTGAATATCATCCGTGGTTAACGCATCAAACCCATAGGTCAGGGCAGATGAGCTGTTGAGAACAGAGGATTCATCAGATTGGTAATAAGCTAGTCCTTGAGTGGTTGCCATGGTTTAGAATCGGGGGATAGGGTTTTCTACGGTGGTAGTATTGTTTTGTAATCTTTGATAGTTAAGCTCACGGACACGTCGAACAAGGTCAGGGAACTCAGAATAGGTTTCACGTTTTGCTTTTCTTCGATACATGCTGATCACTCTGTTAATCTGATCAATGCGTGGATCTTGAGATGCTAGTGCGATAGAACCTCCAGCTTTCTCAATGTTCTGTTGTAATTGCTTGTATCCTCGTGATTTAAACAATCCTTGAAGAGCTTCACGTAAAGTCTTGTTATTGATGGTGGTTGTTCCTGTTAACTCAAGGAAGCGGTCGTAAGCCTGTCGCCCTTCAGCGTTATAGAAGTCTCTCATGTCCGTGTCAGGGTGAGCATTGAAGCGAGGACTTGGCATACTGAATCCGTGCACAAGCTCTTGGATATTCTTATCTACAAGATCGTTCTTCTTGCTTGAGGTGTAGATAGGATTGAACACACCGAGAAGTCCGATTGGGTTCTGTTTATACACTGCTTCACCAAGGAACGTGCGCTTAGGTGGGACATATTCTTCAGCAACAGGAAGTTTACGAAGGATCGCGTCAGTTAAGTCACGAGTCTCACGAATTAACACATTCTCCTTACCTATGTCCTTAAGCTTGTCTACAAACATCGGAACAGACGCCGCTCCAATATCCTTGAACAGTTTTGTTCCGTATGTTTCAGGATCGGACACCGCATTCAAAGCGTTGTTAAGACCGCGAAGGAACGACTTGTCTGTCATATTTTCAACCATTCCAAAGGCAAAACTACTGAAGACTTCCATCATTTCTTCGTCTTTAACGTAACGTCCATCAAACGCATCTGCCATATCTGCCGCAATACTGATGATTGTAGCGAATGGATCAAGACGTCCGTAGCTGACATACGTTGGGTTATCGGTGTCTCCGTTAATGATGAACGAGTTAGGCTGCCATCCTGTAGCTTTCAGGGCTTTAAGTTCGTCAGGGTTACGTGGTCCATTACCTGTGAGCTTATCTCTGTTAAGATATGCAAAGTAAATTAACGCACTGGAACCTGCGACACCTGTGGCGACCTGACCACGATAAGCTGCTTGCTCGGTAGGACTCATTGCATCATACATCTTACGACGCTCTGCGGCTTGTCCTAAAAGCTTGGGTGCAAGGCGATCATAAGCCACTCCCGGAAGCGTCCGTTTGAATCCAAATGCCAAGACTTGCATCGGTGTGTTAACAAACGGAATAACAAGACCAAGAGGAGGGAATTTATTTCTAAGGAAGTTTAAGACCTTTGTGACGGTCCCTTGTGCCTCAGAGGTGAATGTTACTTCCTTTGCGTAGTTTGCTGCTCGGTCTGCAATCTCTTGCTTTTTAGCATTAAACTCGACCTTCTTTTCTTTCATCAACTGAGCGAAACGCTTTGCGATGCCTAGGTCGTCGTTCGGGTCGTAACCTTCTTGACGGGCTTGAATACCAATCTCTCGGATAACATTACTTTCCGAATACAATGAGCCGTCCTTCATGAAACTAGCTTGCACTTGTTCCTTTACATATTCTGCAATCTTTTCTTCAGGGATACCACGTTGAACGGCTTCCACGTAATATTCCCGAGTTAAGGATTCATAGGCTGCTCCTGTTTTGTTAATTGCGTCAAAGCCAGCGTTAATCTGGAACGGAAGCTGAACCAGTTTGTTAACGTAGTGGAACATCTTCCCGAGAAGACTATTCTCATCAATTCCTAAATAGCTTGGAGATAACGCACCTTCACCAGTAGCACGTAAATCGTCATAAGGTCTACGTCCTCCGGTCACAGGATCAGTAAGTCTCTTTGCTCCCTTGGAGAACATTCTAAATCCATCTAGCCCCGCCATCATAGTTCCGTGGAATCCAAAGGCTGTTTTAAAGATAGCCTGTTGAACTGGATCACCTTTGATGAAGGCGCCATAAGCTGAAC